CCCATTATTTGTGCATAGATCGCAGCTTTTTCTGGATCATTAATTAATTGATCTGGATCAATATCCAAAGACTTAGCAATTTCTTTTAAGCAAGTATGCCATCTTACAAATGGAGCAAGTGCAGGATTAGATGCAGTTTGCATAAATGTAATTAGTCTTTGTGATCTAACTTCTTTTTGCATTAAAGAAGAAGTTCCTTGTGCTTTAACTTCCAGATCACCTTTAACATTTGGAGCATCATCATTGAATTGCATATTCCAATGAAACAATGCTTCACCGAGTGGTTTTAATAAGTAGTCGTCAATGTTTTTAATAACTGTTTTAATACTTAATGCAGCTGCACCCATTAACATTGACATACCAGATGCAGTTCTTGTAGTTGATTGAACACCAGTAGCCCCATGTGAGTATGAAGGAATACCAGTTGATTCATCAGCTAGTTGTCTAAACTTATCAAACATTTGCAAGTTTTCAATTGCAGTATTAGGAAATTTAACTCCGTGTATTGCTTGACCAGTTTGACCACTTTGTCTTCTAAAAATTTTACCAGGATAAACTTTCATATCCTGACCTGGCACTAACATAGTTTCATCAACATCAAATACTAAGTTACCTGCTAGTGCTAAGTTATCAATTGCCATTCTTGCATGACCATTCATAACTGTTTGTGAATCTTCCATATTTTCTGGAATACCTATTCCAAAAAATTGATAAGGATTTAATTCATATGGACAAACTAAATAAGGAATTCTCTTTGGTGTAAATGGATTTTCAACCATTCGTAATATATGTCCGCCACAAATCCAAGCATTAATGTGTACTACATCAGAATCACTTTCATAAGATACATTACATTCGTCTGCAAATTTTTTATCTATTGATCCCCAATATTCAAAAACTTCAAATCTATTTTTATAAACACTTGTAATATTTTCTCTATCATATAAAGATGATTCATATCCTCTAACTTGATAATTTGGACCATCTTCTAAACATCTTTCAACTGCTTCACTATTAAACATTGGTTTGTCCTTCAATGCTTCTAGTTGATGCCTATTAAATGAATGTCTTTGAATTACATAATCACAATCATTTATATTTGTAGCATTTGGATCTGGATAAAAATCCCAACAAGATACTGCTTCTACTGACGGTATAGATTTAGTTCTTGCTTCGTGTACTCTAACTTCATTACCTTCTTCATCTTCACCAGTATTATAGTAGTGATATGTTTTAGCATCAGTAAATGGACCTTTAAGTATTCCAGTACCTAATAAAGCCATTTCAAAGAATACATGACGTAATATAGTTATTGCTTTACTTTCTTCAAGCTGGTCATGAATTAATTTTTCCATAGCTTCAGCTGCTAATTTAGCAGGCTCAATCTGTGGAGTACCAGTTGGAGATGGACCACTATTCATTCCTACAGATTTATAATCTTGTGCAATTGATTGTATTAAATCATTTGCAGTAGCACCTGCTGGAATTTGTTTTCCATCACCAGGAAATCCGTATGGACTTTCAGGCTCTTGACTTGGTTGTTCTTGTGGATTCTTTACGTGAGCATATTCATCAATTCCTTCTGGAACTGGAGTTGGATTAATTCCTAAAGGAAATTTTCCTTGAGAAAATAATACTTCAATGATTTGCCCAAATGAAGCAAGAACTTTAGTCTTTGTTACTTTAACAAAAACTCTTGACTTTTCACTATCACGAAAAGCCATTTCTGGACCATAGATTCCTCTATAGTTTCTATAAGCTTTCAACCATCTTTTTTCATCGTATATCTTCGATGTTTCAGATTCTTGAAATTTATTTTTTATATAACCAACTAGAGGATGACTAGCTCCTTCGTATCCAAGCTTTTTATTATTATCATCCATTTATAATTTAGTAATCTTTTTGGTCTGCCATTTTAAAAATAGCTGGATCAACTTTGGATTTAGATTTACCTTTTTTATCTTTACCATCACCTGCTACGCTACCATGCTTAACTTTAGCATTTGGATCTATTTCCAATTTGCCTCTCATAAGCTTAGCTTCATTAGCAGAAGATAATTCTCCGTGTTTAATCTTATTCATCATGTTATTAGTCTCCCTTTGTTAACAGATCAGTTTGTCCGTATTGTTTTTTAGATTTTGCTTTATAATCAGTATATTGTTTTTTACCTTCAATTGCAACACCAGGCATAATAGCTTTAGCCCAACCTTTAATTTTATTTAAAGTTTTTGGTTGTGCAGGATTTAATTGATCCATAGCACGATTACCAAATTTGCCAATAGTTTTTTCTATTAGCTTTGAACCTACGCTTTGCATAAGTTTACCAGCACCTACAAACTTATTATCTTTTGTAAGCGTTGGATCTATCTCGTGAATAGGATTTCTTTTTTGTATTTTATTATCCATTAATAATCTTTTTCATCAGCCATACTAAATAATGATTGCTGAATGTGTTCAGAACCAGATTTAGTAGGATAATCAATTTTTTTCAGAACAACATCTGCTTCATATTTACCTGGAGCATGTTCTTTAAAGTCAATATTAACTGATTCTCTGTTTGGCTGTTTGCCATCAGAAGCTTCACTTAATTCGCCTTGTTTAACTTTATTTTTAATATCAAAATTAATTTCCATTATTCCTCCTCATCTTCATCTTCAAAATCACTTTCATCTAAACTTCCATTACCTTCTTCTAGTTCAGATGTATCTAAAACTTTCTGTTCTAATTCGTCCAGATCGTCTCTTATATGTTCAATGATATCTTCGATTGATTTTTCTTTTTTCTTTTTAGCCATAGTGATACCTATATTTTAAATTTTTTAATTGATAAAACATTTTTGGTTGGTATGGTTGTATAGTTACCACCTTGCTTTATTTGATTATTGTCTTCAAAACTAAAATCGGACATTATGATTGTAACATTGGAATTTTGTGTAACCAACCACCCAATGCTACAACATATTGCCGTTTTAGATTTCTTAATATCTATAATATCTTCCCAGCTATTATTACTGACAATATCCTCCCAATATATTTTTACTAGAGGATATGGAAAATTTTTGTTATTTAGTTCTGGTATTTTTAGCTTTCTTGACACCTTTTAGCTTACCAGATTTTTCCATGGCATAGAATACGGATTCACCTTTTTTCTTACCGTATTGCTTTGTCATAGCTTTTTTAATCTTAGTTCCTTTTTTACTTAGAGGCATACTAGTATTTTGCTTTCATTTTTTTGTTAGTTTTCTTAGCGTACTTCTTAGCTGCTTCTTTTCCCTTTTTTGTGTATGGGAATTTTTTCTTTCCTACCATCGGCATAGTTTATTTCTCCTATTTAATTAATAACCAAATTTTCTATCCACTGGTGTAAAATCCGAAAGGATTGGTTTGAACCTTTCTGCGTAACCAGGATGTGTTGGTCTACTCATACAACCATATCTTAATGCATCGTATGCGTGATCTTCTGCAGTAGTATCTACGTCTTCAGGATTGCTGCTATCTACTGGAAGAGCACTTAGGGTTTTAATTAAATTTCTGCAATTGGAAAAAATTCTAATACCAGGTTGCTCATCCTTAAGCATTAATCTTTTATGTATTTCTAACTTACCACTAATTCTACTTCGTGGTGAACGATCAGAAGGTCTCCATCTGCAGCCTTGTTGAATCATTGTCTCAGCAATACTTGGTCCTACATCACCTCGTCTTGCCCAAGTACTAGAGTCTAATACTCCGTACTGTATATATTCGCCTTGTTCTAAATCTAATACTTGTCTGGCGAATTTGTCAGCCGTAACTTTAGATGTGTAAAGTTCTCTATAAATCCAAAGATTATTATCATAATCAACTGCAAACCATAACACACAAGCAGGAGAAGAATAGCCCCAGTCTGCAGCCCTAAATTTATACCAACCTCGAGGTATCTCAAAGGGTTCCACCACGTGTGTGATCTTATTAAATTCAGGAAACGCTGAGTTCTCGTATGCATCCCAATCTCCATCTAAAAATTGTTTTCGTTGTACTTCTGGTAAAGATGCAAGCATGATGTAATAATCATCAGTCTGCATCAAGTACGGATTATCTTGTAACTTAGCTGGTATAAATCTTCTTGTAATT